TAGACAAGGAGGGCATGTCTGCGAAGTCGCCGATGTTCACAATCACATCTGGTCGATAGTCACAGATAGCCTTCCCCGCCCACTCCAGATGATCCAGAGATACCCCTTCTTTGACTTGACAGTCAGGAATAACTAGGATCTTCATATTTACCAATCGCTCAAATGATCTTCACCGACTTCTTCATCCTTAATGAAGTACTCACCCGTCCAAGGATCAAGATAGCCAGGGTGGTTCGCATACATCGCACCCAACCACACCGGCTCTTCCAAGCGTACCTGATGCTTGATAGCATACCCAAACACTGACTCCAAGAACTTTACATAGTCATCCATGCATTCATGCCATGTATCTCCGGGTGTACAAATTGTCTTAGTATGTACTTTACCGTTACAATCTGTATAGGTAAAGCTGTATGTCTGGTCAATATCGTCTTTATCAATCATCGTTCATCTCCTGACCCTGTGAGGGTATTGTTAAGTTTACGTGCTGCTAGTTTCTGAAGGTTCTTACTGGCAATATCCGCCAAGCTCCAGCCCATTACAGTAGATAGACCAGCGATCTGCCAGAGCACATCACCAGCTTCCTTTTGCATTCCTTCTTCGTCCAAGACACCATCCCGAATCCACTTGGCATACTTACCCGCAACTTCACCAGCTTCAGAGGTAAGGTTAGATACCATGTAAGCAGGGTTCTTAGCTGTCTCCATCGCTGTCTTGAACGCTAGTTCCTGATATTCATTTAGCAGCATTAGTCAATTCCTTTGCATAAAACAATTCTTTAACGGCAGGGAACTGTTCACAGACGATCAGTTTCACCTGTTCAGCAACCTCTCGGTGTTCCTTCTGCGTAGCCGCATCACAGCGAATATCCACATAGTGAAGCCAACTACGCAGATTACCTGCCATGTACATCCTGCTCATGGTCAATCCTTCAGGCAGTAGCTTTCGTGCTTGCTCTTTGGCAACCCCTTTGGCAAGAGCCATGTTATAAACCAACTCAGCGTCATCACGAACCCTTTTCTGTGCTTGAAACCACCAGTTATGTAGACTAGAGTCACCTACTTCAAGGCTGTTCTGTCGGTTCTTAGAATCCTGTAGGCGAACCTCAGACAACTCAAAACCTTGTACAGCAGCATACCGCTGGCTAAACTCTTGGAAGCTGAAGCTACGATGTCGCAGAATCTGTCGTGCAATGTCGCGCGTTGTCTCGATCTCGATTGACAAGTGTACCATCTCCAGAGGAGACCAGTGTTTATTGTTAATCAAGTACTTCAACAACTTCGGGCCTGACTCTGTTGCATACTGGTTGTCCGGGTTAGAGACACGAGCCATGAACGCTAAGAGGTCTTGAGCGTCTTTAATGCCCTTCTCAACCAGCCCCGGAGCAGGTACGGAATAGCATACCAAATTTACATTACTCACTGTCAACCCTTTCGTATCCCTCAACCGTCACTCGTTCGTGAGGCTTCAACTTCTTTTTGAGCTCATCCCATAGCTCTAAGAGCTTTAAGAAATCTACTTCTTCTTTAGAGAAGTCATAGTGAATTTCCCTGTTATATGCTTTAACTCTCATCTAACCACTCCTGAGGAATTGTCTTATCAGCAAACTTGTATCCGTGCTTCCTACACCACATAGCATACGTTGTCTTAGACGCTTTGCTGATACGTGCATTGGAATTACTGAATACAAACCTAATGTCTAACTCTGGATTATGTTTCTTGACCATCAAATGCTTCATACGATCAGCTAGGAGAAATCTTCCCTTAGTCTCAACAATGATGCCACTGGCAAGCACAAAGTCAGGCGTATAGATATGTTCAGAGGAAGGTCGAATGTATTTCAACTTAACCTTCTCATACGTATAAGACACACCTAACTGATCCAGTTGTTCCGCTACTCTTTCTTCAAGTCCGCTGCGGAATCCGTACTTAGTTGCAACTTGTTTGGCGGTTGCCATTTACAGTCCTCCTCTTTTGTATTCTCCAAAGAGTAAATCTGCGGCTAGTTCATAAACTTCAGACGCTTCTTCAGCAGTTTTATACCTACCTAAAGATTTAATTTTATTATTTACTTTAATATTTGCTCTCCAGTTCTTGTCTTCTTTTACCCAATGAACTCCTCTGTACCCAGATGTGTTGTTTTTGTGTTTTTTTCTGTTTGCTCCGTTCTGGCTTCGTGTAGCTAATCTAAGATTTTCTAGTCGATTATCAAGTTTATTCCCATTGATATGATCTATCATTTTATCTTCAGTAGGCCAACTATTATGATGCAAAAACCATATTACACGATGTGTAAGCAGCATTTTTGAACCTATTCTAAAAGCCCTGTATCCGTGATTACCTAACCAACCACATTCTTTTCCTATTGAAGCAGGGTTATAACACGCTTTCCAGAAAAGTTTACCATCTTTGTACTCTACTTGTTGTTTTAGAGAGTCTTCCAGTGATTCCATAATTCTCCTTCATATCGTCTCAGCCACAAGAGCTGTCCTTGTTCAGTAAAATACTCCAGCGTATGCCCCAGTTCTTGATACTTCTTCCACGCACAACGTAAGAGGTCTTCTTTCGTCTTTGCGTCTTGGAGAGCTTTAGCTGCCTTCTTCGGGCCAATGCCTGCCAAGCACGGGATATTGTCAATCCTATCTCCAGTGAGAAGTTGCGTCGAAAACGACTCATACGCTGTGAACTCATCGACATAGTATCTCTCATCCTTTACAGGGTTGTAGTGCCATCCTTGAAGCTGATCGAGATCCTTATCCACATGCACAATCCAGCACTGATCTAACAGCTTCGTGGACGCAATGGCTACGGTATCGTCAGCTTCCTCACCAACTGTAACGATAGCCCCATGACGCTTGACTAGATGCTCCCTTAGGGCTTCGTAGTGCTTAGGTCGTTGAACATCTTTACGGTTGCCTTTGTATGGCACTGTCTTGGCAATGTCATAACGGTAGTTAGTCTTACCTGTGATCCAAGCTGTATATTCGTCAGCTTTGAGATTCACATAGATAAAGTCTTCTAACCACTCCGTTAATCGTGCCTTAGCGATGCCAACTGGTTCGTCTTCCGTACTGAATCCGATACGGTACACGAGAAAGTCAGCATCGACAAGAGCAATCTTAGGTTCCTTGTTACAGGATGTCGTCATCGTCACCTTCGGCATCTTCACCGTAGACAACCAAGTCGGTAACAATCAACTTACTGATCGAAGGGGCAGAGCCGAACTTAGCTGACATCTTATGGCGATAGGAGCCTACCAGAGCTGTCACCTTAGTGCCGTTACCAATCTTCTCGATAGCCACTGGATTACCTTCAGCGTCCACAGGCTCGAACAAGAACTTAGACTTACCAACAATGTAGTTACCCATTGTGTCCTTATTCTTGATCACGATACCTTGTTCCTTCAGAGCCTCACAAGCCTTGTCAGAGAGCATACCCAGTGTACATTCGTACTTTTCATTCTCGCTGTTAAATTTAGTATTGAACTCTTTCATCCAATTGCTCCAAAACAACTGGCCTGCGATCTTGACTGGTTTGTTATCCATTTTAAATTTCCTTTAAATGTTATGAAAGTGACCGTCTTTCCGATCTGTCTTTATGGTGCGCCTGACCTGACTCGAACAGGTAAGCCTTACGGCGGCAGATTTTAAATCTGCTGTGTTGACCAGTTTCACCACAGGCGCTTATTACCTAATATTGTACAGCACTTTAACGTCATGTCAAGGGTTGTTACAATTATTTTCTTCAATATAGTCTGCTGCTTTACGCATCAGTTCTGGGTTGTCCTTGAACAGGCCCAAAGCTCTATTGCAGTTGTGACAAAGAAGTTTCCTGACTTTGCCTGTCTTATGACAATGATCAACAGCTAGTTTTTCGTTGTGGTTATTTTTACCAATCAGAAAACCTTCACTTTGACATAGATAACATTTGTTGTCTTGCTCTATTTTCATAGCAGCCAGATCAGCATCAGTTATACCATAGTTACGCTTGTAGTAAGAATTTTTACCTTTACATTTAGGACTACAATAGATATTGCATGGATTTGTAGGAGTAAAAACACTCCCGCAAGTTTTACAAGCTTTATCTTTAAAGTAACCCTGAGGATACTTAGTGGCAGTCATACCAGTTCTTCCCTACTCGATATTCAGCAGCAATAGGACAACGGAATCTTAACTGCTCACCCGCATTCGTAGCTGCATCAGCAACAATTTTTCCCACAATTTCTCCGTATTCTGCTGGGGTCTCTAATTGTACCTCATCATGTACCCATGCGAGTAGCTTATAAGGTATTTTCTTCGACTTCAGCTCATCAGTAAAACATACGATCCACTTCTTTGCAATAATAGCTCCTGCTGATTGTAACAGACTATTCAAAGCAGCATGTTCAGATCGAACCCAAATCTTTCGACCATCAATAGCTGGAACAAAGCCTTTAGCCGCTAACTTATCAACCTTTGCCTTCAACTTCTTCAAAGAAGGTGTGTTATTCAAAAAGTTGTCAATTAGTTTAGCTCCCTGCTTCGCTGATCCTCCGACAGTAGATCCAACCTTAGCTGCCCCTGCTCCGTACAGTACACTATAGGTCAGTGTCTTGCTCAAGTTACGTGCATCTTTATGCTCATTTGTGTCT